CCTGACGTGCGTGTGATTCCTGAACCTGAGTTGTTGTTTGACACAAACCCATATGTCTTATTTCCATTTGCTATATCCGAAAGTGTTACGGCAATCGTCGTTCTGCAATGTCACTACCAGTCGACATATATAAATGTTCATTGAAAACTACACCTGTCCCGTCACTATTACCAAAACTACCACTTAAATCAATATTAAATGATGAAGTTAATGACGAAGCATCAAAAATTCCAGCGTCTGTGAGTGCATAAATCCTGCCGGTGTCAGCAAAATAAACCATCGGACCAAAACTATCTGTAATAGCAGGTTCATCAATACTGTCTTCAGATATAACCATTCTTCGAGATGGAACAATAACTCCTGGTTCAACATGCAAATCGCAGTTGAACGTCTCTGATAGATTTCCAAAACTGGGGTCATGGTTGTTTTGTATCCACTGACCACCCAGGTCTCTTGGTATGCTAATGATTGCCATATGTTTATGATTTATCTGCTAAGATTCTGTACGTAGTACCACCATCTTTTATGTGTATTGCTGTGTCTGCTGTCATTGCAGGTGGGCTTTCATCAATCTGATCAATAACCGGAACCTTGTTGAGTGTTCCCGCGTACTCAATCTCGAGGCTGTTTTGTGTTGAGTTGGTAACGAGTAGACTCCTAATGAATTCTCGTCCTCGGAAACCAATCGTATTTAGACCTTCGTCTTCAATTATTCTGATCTTCTGCTCAAGCTGCAATATCTTATTCTCTAGTTGTGTTATTCGTTCTTCTGGAGGCATATTATTTAGCGGTGAATATCCTTCTATTTGCTTCTAATTCAATTGCAAGTGCTACTGCTTGCGCGCTATTCAAATTTCCAAAGTCAAGGGAGGTGTCGTTACCGTGCACTGTTTGTCCAAGAAACGATGGAGTCCCTCCTGTAGATACCTCAAGCAAAAGATTCTCTCCTGACGTGCGTGTGATTCCTGAACCTGAGTTGTTGTTTGACACAAACCCATATGTCTTATTTCCATTTGCTATATCCGAAAGTGTTACGGCAATCGTCGTTCCAGATGTCTGGGACACGCTATTTGTTTCTGGCACAAGAGATGTGGCACCATTCCCAATGTCGCCACCCACTACCTCATCAACAATAATGATTGTGCGTTGTGCGTTGCTCGTAAAACTTGCTTGTACTTGTCCGCTGCCTGGACTATCGCTTAGCCCCACACCTGCAAATATTGAACATCGCATCTCTCCTGTCGCCCCAACCAATTCCGTTTGTGTGACAAGTTGTGTCCAGGTAAGCGTGTCTGAAAAGGTATCTGCTATTGAGATCGTTCCAATTGGTGCAAGGCGGGCATAATGAACACTTACCAAAAGAACTGCGTTAGCTGATGGTGAAAAGCTCGCTGTTGCAAGACTTGCCACACTGGTATTACTTGAGTTACTTATGAGGTTTGCTGGATCGGAGAGTGCCATTGTGATATAATTGAGGTATCGAATGTTAAGTCGACATTTATAAGTCTTAACAACTATCTCTTTATGAAGAAGGTATGTGTAACTTTCGCGCTCGTCGCGTTTTTATTAGTTCCATTTTCTGCAGATGCTGAGATATATAGCCGTGACATGGTTACGAATGCGTATGGTCCGGTTGTAACAACTTGGTACGATACAGACTTTGGTGAATGGGTTGATAATGGTTTTGGTGATATTGTTTGGTATGATGCTTTGATTAGCATCGAAATCCACAACACTGAACCAGAACGATATATGGATGTTGATATTGAGCACCCAGATACGAACGGCATTAGTCAAGATGACATTCCACCAGAACAACAGCGTTCACGAAGTCTCAGTAATTTCCGTCATCTTTCCGGCGAATTCATCACTGATGCTGGACTTTCAGTCGGTGTTGGCTGGCACTACTAATTCGATGCTGTCTGATCAGTGGTAATATCAAATCCATTTATCGTTACCGTCGAATTGAAAGGAACAATGTAAGTAATTTCTTGATTTGTTTGAATAGTCTGCTCTAAGGTAACGAGGTCTGGATGTTCCATCTTGAGGTACAGGTCATAACTTCGGGGGTTCTTGAAGTGTATTTTGTGCATGCCGTAATATCGCTCTATCTCTCCAAATCCGTTATCAAGGTCTTCCCACTTATCTAAATCAAACTCAATAGACACTAGAACACCATCATCTGTCTCGTGCGTAGCAAACACCGACTCCTCTATTGTTGCCTCCGGACCAAATCCTTTAGTTTGTTCAACCGACTCAAGCTGTGCAGCTTGGTTTTTTGTTAATGTGCGTGTGTCTTTGAACCATCGTTTCTTACGAGCCATACTAGTCAATGTCGTAATAGACGGTTACGTGTAAATTGTCAGGGCTTCCAGATATTGATGTAGTCTTGAGGTAGATATAATCTCCAGCATCAAACGTCGCGTTGGAGAATGATGTAACTGTTGTGGTTCCAGTGACTGTGCTATCTGATGATTGTGTGTTTGCAGCCCCTGTTCCTTGCGCATCACTTGCCTCTTGTATCTGTCCTACCCAGTTAGTTGAGCCATTTATTGCATACACCACCTTGGTGACTGTACATGCTGTTTCAAACCGGTGAATTGGGATGTCATCTGTTGCACGCGGGCTTTCAAGGAAGAAAGAGACACTGCGCATATCATCCAAATCAGAACTATCTTTCTCATTACGGTGCTCTGCGGCAGAAAAGTTTGTCAATGCATCGTGGTCAATACTTGCTTCATCCACAACGAAGTCCAATGTTCCATCTCCATCTTGGTAAGTTACAGAGATAAGTGTCTCTGTGTTCCCTGCTACCATGCCACCTACAATATCCTGAACTTCTTCTGTAGTAAGCTGTGTTACGTCATTAGTGATTGTGAGTGTGTCACCTGACATTGCTGTCGTAATACCAGTTCCACCAGCGATTGTAAGAGTATCTCCAGGTGTCATACCTGTAGAGCCAGTGTCGCCATCTACCGTAAGATCTGAAACTACGAAATCTAAAGTCCCGTCACCATCTTCATACGTCACTGCTATACCGGTCTCAGTGTTGCCTGTAACCATACCTCCAATAATATCCTCAATTCTTTCCTCATTGATTGTTATATCAAAATCGTCTGTAGGTGATTCGGTAAGGGTGAAATCCGTTCCATCAAAGTCCAACGTAGGAGCGTTTGTGCTTTGCGCTACCCCATCAACTTGAATAGTTGTAAATGTATTATTGTCTGTTGCCAAGTCAGCAATACTTTGCGCTGTGACTGTTTTAAGAACATCAGAGTCTGATGTGTCCTGGATAAGAACTTTATCAGTGCCAGCCACCGTTACGGCTGTCAACGTAGCCCCATCTAGCGCATCGGTAACATTAGCCTCGTCAGTGACATCTGCACCTGCCTCGATGCCATCAAGTTTGGTTCCGTCGGTTGCTATATCGCGCCCGTCAACTGTGCCACTAACTGTGAGAGAACCTGTTAGTTCAAGTCCTCCGTCATCAATATCAAGGATGTCAGTACCACGAACGTTAAATCGATAGAGACCTTTATCTGTACCTGACATTACATCAGTCTGGAAAAGGACATAGTCTAATGTCTGCGCACCTGAGTCGTACACTGTCTGGATATGAAACTCTTCAGCATCTGCTGCACCTATTCGTATCTCAGGATTACCATCATTTGTTGCATCATAGAACAAGAGATCTGATCCATCGAAGGTAAAGTCAGATGTTCCCTCAATAGTTCCATCGCCTGTCCATACAGCGATCTGATTATCTGCAGGCGTGCCAACTTTAGACACATCCCCCGACCCTGCGATACTTTCGAAGGTTACATTGCCTGATCCATCTGTTTGCAGCACTTGGTTGGCCGATCCATCTGTTGTAGGTAGCGTGTATTCATTGAAGAACGTGGCTCCTGTACCAGATTGCAAACGAAGCATTATGCTTGATTCTGCTCCATTGCGTCCAACTTGTGCATCAGTAATACCCGATCCACCGGATGTAGAACCAAGAATCATCTGATTCGACGCATCGGTAAAACATGTAGATGGTGTTATTGCAATCGTGTTAGATATGGTGTCGTTGGTAGGGCCACTATTGAAGCCTATAGAAATATGATTGCTTGTTGTTGATGCAAATCCTCCAGTACTACCACCAATACTAATGATGTTGCTTCCTGTAGTAACTGATGCTCCTGAAACAGAACCTATGCCGACATTATTGCTTCCTGTAGAAAGGCTACGTAGTGCATTGTTACCTATACCTGTGTTTGTGGCACCAGAAGTTATGTCATCGCCTGAACCAAACCCTACGAATACATTACTGATTCCTGTCATGGAGGCAGGAACATCTCCTATGTGAATTGAGTTAGAAGTATTGGACTCTATATCGATACCGTCTATTGATGCTGTTCCTGTCGTTGAGAAGTTGTCAGAAGCTGCAGTCCAGTCTATGTGTTCATTCGTCACAAAACCAGTGAGACTATCATGATTGATGGCCCCTTCAAAGTTGGCGAATGTTATCTTACCTGAACCTGAATCTGTGTTGTCCACCATTGCAATGAAGTCGTCAGATGCAATAGAAGTCTCGGTTGTAAGCTCATTCAGGTCAACATCAAACGTCCTGCTTGCAGTAATGTTACCACCACCACTAAGACCGTCACCTGCTGTTAGGATAACAGAACTATGATCTACGTGTTCATTGGCTACATAATTTGTTGTTGAGTCGTGATCAATACCTGAGTCGTCAATCGTTATGTCAAAGCTATCCACAGGACTTTCCGTCAAAGTAAAGTCACTATCATCAAAATCCAAGGTTGGAGCATTTGTAGAAACAGCAACACCATCAACTTGAATAGTTGTAAATGTGTCTGACCCACCAGACTCATTTTGCCACGTAACACTTCCTGAACCATCTGTTTTAAGAACTTGTCCACTTGTCCCATCGGTTATAGGAAAAGTAAATGCATTTGAAAATTCTACTGCACCAGTAGCATTTAAGCGAAAAGAATCATTAGGAGCAGACTTATCAATCTCGAAAGGAATAATACCAGATCCAAGAGTCGGGTTTTGAACAACAAAATCTTCTCCTGAATTAAGACCAATTCTATATTCTTGGATTGGATTTGATATTTGGATAAGTGATTGTCCATTTGTTCCTGTTCTTTGTAGATGAAACATTAATGCAGCGTCTCGTGCCACATTCACGGTAGTTCCATTATCTTCAATTCCTGAATCAGTAAGTGTATTTAAATCATTCCATTTAGGAACAAAATTAGTAGTACCAGAGCCATCTATAAAACCAGAAATCGAATTGTCATAATTTGAAAGATCATCATCAACAGTGACTGTTGTAGCATCATTCCCTGAATCATCAGCTGCTGTAATTGTTGGTCCAATAAAATTAAGATTTGTTCGTTGCGTGAGGTCAACACCATCTTCTTGGATTGTGTGCCCTGCTCCACCTCCTGTCTGTTCAACTAATTCAAACTCATCATTGGTGGCGTTATATGCAACAACATATCCATCGGTTGGGGATGTGAACTCTGCAAGAGGCATAGCAACCACACCAAGTCGTTCTCCTGAGAAGTACCCAAAAATTCCGTGAGACCAATCCGTTACTGAAGTATCAATACCGATCTCTCCATCCTCATCAAGTGTTACGTTAGTTGCATTAGGAATCTCAAAGGAGGTTGCATCACCAAAGTCATATTCACCAGTACCAACATCTCCTGTATTAAGGAGAAAATCATCATTAATCGTAAAGTCGATTGTGCCGTCTCCATCTTGATAGTTAACCGTGATGCCAGTTTCAGTGTTGCCGGTGGTCATAGCTCCCACGATGTCCTGGATACGTTCTGTGTTGAGTGTCACGTCACCTGAGGCTACTGTGAAGTCTGTAACATCAAATGAAGCAATACCTTTGTTGCTGTCAGTTGCATCTTCTCCAGCCACAGTGAGTGTGTCCCCGCTAACAGAGGTATCAATTCCCTCACCTCCTGCGATAGTGATTGTGTCTGTTGTAGTATTAGCTGTCGTTTGCCCAAGATCTGAGGCAACAGTTTCCCAGAGGTTCTGTTGAGCCACAGAAGAGAGGTTGCCGATCTGGACTCTTTTCTTGTTATTACTATCTGCAGAATCCTCAATGATAAGGAGATCCGAACTAACTGGTGTCGCTTTTTCTGTGATAGCACTAATCTCACCTGCTACGTTGTCATGGATAGCATCATCGTCTGTATGATCTAAATCTGTAATCTGAGACTCAGTTATAGAAAGAGCTGCTTCGTGTTGAGTTACGTTAGACTCAGCAATACGTGCATCAGCAAAAGTGCCACTCGTTATCTGAGAAGCAGCGTGTGTGTGACTGGCAAGAGCGTATGTACCTGAAAGGTCAGGGAGATTAGCTTCGTCAATATCTGTTCCACCTTGGTCAGTGGTCCAGTCAATATGCTCATTGGCTACGAATCCAGCAAGATTATCATGATCGAGGATAGCCTCAACATTACTGATTGTTACTTTCTTTGTAGTAGCTGAACCTGCCGGATCGTCAACAATCACCAACAAATCATCAGATGTTGGTGTTGTTTCTTCTGTGAGTTCAGTAATCTTTTGGTCAGCCATATTATGATCGTATTTGTTCTACCCAAACAGTCGCAGTCGCTCGTGCCGCTTCAGCCCAATCAAGTGCTCGTTGGATAAGGAACTTAAATCCAGTCTCAATAAGGAGGTAGTCTCCATCTTCCTTAAGGATGAAACAGTCACTCAGCCCTGAACGAGATTCGTCAGTGTATGTTGGTGCTGTTGATCCTGCTGTATCTGTCCATGTACTTGATGTCGTCCTTGTATCGTCAGACCAGACTGGAGTAGTATCTTTTGTTTCTTCAGTCCACGTAGCCATAGTTAGCGTGCTGAACGAGATCGAGCACGCATTACCAGTGGAGCATCTTCATCACGGTCTCGATAGAATTCAGGGATGATCACTTGTTCAAATTCAGTTGCCGATTGAAACAGTGGCTCTACCTGACGTGCAAGCGATCGCATACTTGCGTACTCGTAACATGCACGTACTACCAAGTAGTCGTGATGGAGTGAGGTGAATCCTGGTGTCTCGGTAGTGTCTGCTGTGTCAAAGAGTGCTGGTGGTCGTGAGTAGAAGACTTTTAGACTTGCACCTTGGGTGTAGTTTGGTTCTGGGAAGAGGAAGATGGAGTTACCTACCTTGTCGTAGTATCGTGGAATGCCACCGTTTTCATTAAACTCTGAATATCCTGATCCTGAATCATGAATGTCTGAAAGGTCGATTGGTTTGAGTACCTGCCATTCACCACTCTCGTCTTTAATCTCAACTCCCTTTACACGGATCATGTCCGTAGCAAAAGCATAGTCCTGTTGACCACTGGTAAGCCCAGTAGTAGCAATAGGAAAATCAGAGGCGTTACTATCATCAAACTCCCATTTACCGTCCGCCCGTAGTGAAATCTCAAAATATCGTTCATAAGCACGGTTAAGAAGGTTAGTGAACATTTGTAAACGAGATGTGTTTCCGCTGATCTGGGTGAATCCATTGTCACCAAAGATACGCATCTCACATTGCTGGATGAGTCCAGTATTATTTGTTGTGTCTGAGAATTGCATAGAGATAAGTGCTGAGTCTGAGGGGTAATCTGTGGGAGCCCGTAGGCATTACCCCCCAAGTCAATGCTTATTTCTTGTTCTTCTTGCGTTCTTTTGCTGCCATTTCGGAGATCTCTTTCTCTTTCTTCTTCGCTTCAACACGAGCCTTACGTACTCGTCCTTTGAATTCTTCGATGAGATCTACAATGACTACTTCGATCTTTCCGTCTTTTACATCAACACTACGGACCTCTTCAAACTCGTCTGCCATATCTGCCGTGAGTTCTTCTACGAGTGGGATGATGCGATCTTTAAGACCCTGAATCTCGAAGCCAAGTTCCATACGTTCCTTCTCAAGTGCAGTGATCTTCTCGGTGATGTCTCGTGCTTGCTTCAGATACTCTCCCTTCTCATCAATGAGACCGGGAAGTACATCGTGCTCGAGGTATTCTTTACGTTCGTTTTCCATATACCTTTTGTAGTGCGTTAATACTGGTAGTGCCTTCGCTAATGACCTTGTTGCCTTTCATGATCACAGCTTCACGCTTGAGATCTTTAGCAACTGTCACTTTTCCTGTTTTGTTTTGCTTGTGCTTAGTCATAGTTCTAATGATTAGGTAGCTTACTGCCAGTCCTTTTCCCCTCCATCGGACTGACGTGAGGAGAGGAAAGGAGCAAACTAAACTGCTGAAATGATTTCAACACCTGCTGCATCTCGGTTCTCGATAACACCGTAGAGAATGTCTGCGGTATAAAGGACACCAAGATACTCTTGCAAGTAGCTTGCTTGAGTTCGGACACCCATGTCACCTGCTCCTGGGAGTGGTGAAGTTGCCCAATGAATAGCGTCTGGATTTGCTAGTGCGCCTGAGTAGTCAGCGTCAGAATTGATCTTAGTGATATTCGTTGACTGGAATACTGGTCGGCCATAGAGCATACCAATTGCGCCCTTCATTGAAGGATCAGCGCCCATGGTGTTTTGAAGAAGTGAGAACTTATCAATTGCCATGACGTCTGACCATACAGTCTTAGGGTGAAGGAACCATGCAGCTTCATCGTAGTCGCCGTCAGCTGTGGTGTAGAGCTCGATTGCTTCAAGGATGTTTGCATCCGAGAGAGTTGTAGTCGTTGCTCCAGCTGTGTTTGAGAAGCTGTTGAAGAGTGTTGCGATTGCAACCTCAAGCTTCTTAGCAGCTGTGTAAGCAGCGTTACGAGCGTAGGTCTCCTGTACTCGGTATGAGCGGAGTACCTGTGCGATTTCCTTGTCCTCAATGAGGAAAGAAACCTCGAACCACTGATCAACAACAAGGTTTACTTGTGTCTCTGTTGGTGAGTTCAAGGTGACTGCGGTAGCGTTCGCTTTCGCATTTGCAGTCATCTCCGTGATGTTTGGAGTGTGTACAGTGTCACCACCGTTTACGAGTTCATCACTGCGATCGGTAAAGAAGTTACCCATCACAAGCTTTGCACGGTAAAAGTCGTTAACACGGCTACCCCAAACCTCCGGGATCATCACAGCCAAATCGGCAGCTGTAAATGTATCTGTTGGTACGGCCATAAAGGTTTATGGTTAGCGAGCCCGCATCTTTTCTTCAAAGAGTTTCTTATGCTCTTCTGGAGTGAGTCCTGGTGTAGTGAAAGACTTTTTAGGCTTTCGACGACCAGAACCTTTAGAAGCCCCCATCTGAGCCTCAGCAGCTTCACGCTGTTTGTCTTGCTTCTCCTTCCAAGCAGTGAAGAGTTCATTTTCCGATGCCTCAAGGACAGATACTCCATCCAATGCGGCAAGGCTTTTGATCTTCTCTATCTCTTCTAGAGTGTGACCTTTAGCGATCAGTACTGCTTCCTCTCGAGAAAGACTGTCGGACCCTTGGTTACTAAGTTCAGATTTGTCAGAGTCCTGAATCTCTTTAGCTGTAGCTTTCAATTTCGCTTCAGCCTTCTCTGCGCGTGTCTTCTGGTTTTTTGCGTAGTCTTCAAGCTTGCTGACACGATCCGCTAGCTCGTCGACTGGTGATGAGTTCTCAGCTGAGTCATCATCTGAATCCACAAGGGATTCGTCTGAAGTGTTTTCTTCAAGGGTGTCGCTTCCCTCTTCTTGCTCTGAGGCGGCAAGATCAACCTGTGTTTCTTCGTCCATAGAAGATTTTGTTAAGGCAGACCCCAACTGCCATGGACTAATAACTAAAATTGTTATCGTGCTTGGTTCACTACCGTCTTCTCTTTCTTCTCTGCATACATCTCATCTAGCTGTCTAAATGCACCTTGAATGATTCCAACTGCGTCCTTGATACCAGACACATCTTCACCTTTTCGAACCTTCTTTACTGCGTATTCATCCGCGTATCCATCCAAGTGTTCTCGCACCGCTTCTCGCATACTTGGGCTATCATAAAAACGTTTTAAGAGATCAACCATATTACTGTTGCTGAGCGTCTGGTAGTAGTGGTTCTGTATCACGTACGAACTGACTCTCTAGCTCCCTGAGTTGTGCCGGATTAGGCGTCTGATTTTCTTGGGGGCTGGCAGCCGCTCGCCCACGTGTTGATCTAATCTGGAATGGTGAAATGTCTGCTCCTGATAGTTCAATGATTCGTGAGAAGATCTGTGCCAGTGTTGGATCGTCAAGTACTTGAGGATTCTGTGCTACGGTCACCATGATGTTACTCAGTGACTCAAGTGCTGCTGCCTTGTTACGTGTCTCGTTTGATGTAACCACTTGTACACGAGCCTTGATGTTCTTGTAGTAATCCTTAGGAATCTTGAGGAAAGTCTGGTTCGTTAGAGACTCGTTAGGTAGTTCCTCTTGTACCATCTGTTCAAAGTCTCCTTGGAATACAGGCTCTCCATTAAAAAGACGCTTAAGTGCACGTCGTCGTGCTCGTGACTCAGCGAACTTGGTATTAAGCATACGAAGCTCTGACTCAGAGAAGTCTGTTGTAAGGAAATGCTCTCGGTTAAGCTTCTTGGTAAGGAAAGGAATAATCCAGTCATTTACTACTTCTTGTAGGAAGATGCCCATCTCTTCCCTTCGATAATCAAAATGTGATCCAGCCTGTTGACTCTGTAGAGCTACAGATCGGAATGGTGTACCTGATGGCTGTTGTTCTCCGGTAACACCAATGAAGTTAGAAGTAGACTTGTCGTACTGGTCATCCCAGAGCTGTACCATTCGCTCAAACTGTGGAAGTGAACTAGGTGTGAGGTTAAGAACTCCAACATCTTCTCCATCATCGAGAGGGATAACTGATCCTGTATCGACGTCAGTGATAAGGTTCTCAGCAAGTGTCTTACTGTTGGACTTGAGGACCACCTTACCCGCCAGCTCCATAGCATTCTTCATGTTCATCATGCTGTCGTTCGTCCATACCTGAGCCTCAAATCCTTCTTCAACTACTCCGATACCAAGGCCACGTCCTGGTACTTCACGCCATGAGATATACTTGTATGGCTTCTCGTCTTCCTCTTCTGCAAAGAGAACAAGCATTCCATCCTCATCACCATCTCCTTCAACTAAGAAGTACACCTGGTTGGTGTAGTCATACCAGTCATCCTCATCAATCTCTTCACCGTTAACTTCCTTGAGATATGCTTTAGGAAACTCTCCATGAATCTCGAAGACTTCTACACGGTCTGTGGTGGTTGTTTCATCACTTCGACTTGCTGACTCCTTGTCAGAGTTAGCTTGTTTGATAGCCTCCTCTACGTTATCCCAAACACTACGCTTCTTAGAGAGCTGTAGTGGAGACATGTAGTGAAGCTCAATGATTGCTCCACCAATAACATCTATTTGGTCTGTAATGACGTTCTTCCATTGAACGACGTCAATGTGTAGGTCATCCTTATCTTCCTTCTTCTTGATGAGGAGTCCACCATATCTTGCACGTGTCTGACCCATCTCGTTGAGGGTCTTAGCAAAGGCCTCTTGTTTCATCCACTCTTGGATGTCTTTCTGTAAGACAAAAGAACGATCATCATCGTCCGGGTCCTCTGCTTGAATCTGAATATCCTTTACATCAAAGTCAGTAGCACGTACTGCTGTGTTAACACGAAACGTGTTGATATTGAAAAAAGGTTTTTCGCGGCCAAGCTCGTCACGATTGCCTTGCATGTATTTATCGTTCGAATAGAACTCAACAGTCTTGATTGTGTCCCATTGAGAATACGGAAGACCATCGATGATCTCAACGCGATCACCGAAGTATCCTGATTTTATTTGAGCGAGCTCTGTAAAGATTGACTGATCAGCCATTTAGCCATGCGCCTGTCCCACAGTGCATAGCGTGTAGATTATTTACTATCTTGTGATATTCCCATCACCTGATCGAACTCCTTTTGAAGTTCAGGTAGTGAATATTTCTTTTGTACGAAAGAGACCGTGCCGTTCTCCTCGACACGTTCATACTCGGAACCATCCTTAATGGTAACCATAGTTTTCTTGGCTCCATTCTCTTCGAGCTCTTCTACTCGGTGGACTACTTTCGCCATAAAACATGTATATTATAACATATTTTGGCCCTGAACGCACGTTCAGTTACCGTGCATAATTGACCAAATTCTTCTTCTTAGTATGAAATGCTTTCATCTTCCTCTGATGTAGTGTCTGTGTGTCTATTCCCTTCTTGTGAGACATGATAGCGTACCGGAGTGCATCTAACGCGTGATCATTAACTTTCTCTGGTAACTCAGGAATATTCTCACCTTTAGCCTCGGGATAATGATATGTCTCCAATTCACTGATAAGGTTCACGCAATCCTTGTGAATCATGAGTCTATTCTGCTTAAAGAGTTCTCGTATCTTATTGATACCTGTCTGAATACTATCCTTACCTTTCGACACCTCACGTACAGGAATGTGCTTCTCCTGCATAACCTTGATAGCCTCAGGTGATGCTGGATCAGGATAGACCTTATTGAATTGATATGAGAGCACATGATCTGCCACCTCTTCATTGGTTCTACCTGATTGATACCACTCACTCACAACCCAGAACCTACCATCATGATCCTCCTTGATACCAAGAACAGCGGATGGATTAGTAAACCCAAAGTCTACACCAGCTATGTAGTCATTAGCTCGTTCAATCTCTTTATCGAACAAGTGTCTGTCTCTTGAGAACTCCTTGTAGACCAACCCTTCTTGCTTACGGAAGTCGGCCATATACTCCTGAGCAAAGGAATCTTCTGTCAGCTCTTCAGATGCTTTATCAATCTCCTCTACCGGGATGTGAGTATTGTTGTAAGTTGTGTAATGAAAGCTCTTATAGTCTTTGTCAGTATCCTGAAGATTATATAGATCATAAAAGTGATTAAACCCTTTAGGTGTAGATATAAACAAAACCTCCCCCTTCGTGTCGGTCAGTGTAGGACGAAGGACCTCATGCCAGTTAACCCAGAAGTGTCGCATTGAAGCAACCTCATCAAGTACAAGAAAATCGAAACGCTGACCACGCAGTGTCTCGACTGATTCCCATCCTCTCAAAACTATACGACTTGATCCCTCATCAATTGTCTTTACCTCTATCTCAAGTCTACTTTCGTTAATGTTTACTACTTGATCCCCTACAGCTCTCTTCAGTTCCTGCCAAGCAATGTCACGTGACTGTTGGTAGGTTGTGGCAATATACGCTACTTGTCTGTCTGATTGAGCTACTGCCTTTGCAAGCATCTCATAGATAGCAAGAGTCGTCTTACCGAAACGTCTTCCACAGTTCACTACTCGAAACCTATGTAGATCACTCGCTATCTCCTTCTGTGCTGGTGTTAAGATCATTACTTATGATTATAACGTCTGATGGGTTGTTGGTGCGTTCGCTGCCTATTCTTTTTGTGAACAAAGACGCCAAAACGTATTCTGCTTACAACCGTATCTTTGTCGTGCTCACCAGCACTTGCGCCGAAACCAACTCCAGCAACTTGTAATCTTCCACCCTTCTCTTTCTCCTTACTGTTCTCAGCAGTAACTGCAATATCAAACTGGACACTTCCGTCGCTGTTACCTGCATATACTATCTCTTTACTTGTTGCACCCTCAGCTTCGTGTATGGCGGTATTAAGATCAACTAATGTCTTTTTAACGAATTCTTGTAACTCCATAAGCTATATGATTAGCCAATAATGACTAACCATAACACTCGAGCTACTCGTCCACACTTGACTCCTCCTCTGAGTATGTGATCCCATTCTTAGCAGCCAACTCTGAAGGCATAATGATTGGTCGTCCATCTGTCGTATGATCCACCTTAGCTTGAGGCTTCCCATCTAACATCTCCACTACATGCTTACGGTTCTTCTCGTCTTCTAGGTACTTACTGAGCCATTCATCAAAGTATTCAGGATCTGCCTCAAATCGCTTACGTATCTCTGCTGTAGGAGAAACACTCCCTTTAGGCCTACCTTTAGGATTACCAGAAACACCCTTAGGCCAAGGCTTAAGGTTATCTTCCTTTTTCCATTGTTTCTCCTGTGTTTTATCAGTGGTTTCCATATTTTACTTTGTCAGGTTCTCCGTTTCTCTAAAGTCTAGGGTCAAGTGATTAGTAATCTATTCGTGTGTTTCGATCTCGATGCTATCAGGGTCAATACCCTCCATCAACATCTGTTCATGTGTCATCATTTTCATCTCCGGATAGCAGATGTCTGAGATCCATGTAAGTTGTCGACTAAATGCTGACTTAATTAGATCTTTTACTGCCTTGAGTTGATTCTTGTCTGTATAAGATGCTTCAACTATGGTCAATATAGTTCCCTGTAATGTTTTGGTTGCTCTGAACGCCTGTTCGCAACTTAGCTTTTCTACTCTTCCTATCCCTAGAGGGTGTCCTGTCACCGCTGTGTTATTGGGATCATTTGGATCCAATGTGGTAAATGTTTCTATAGTCATACTTTAACTTAACTTAACTCAACCCTAGATTTCAAAGAACTCACTCATCGTATTCATTAGTCTCTAATTGCCCACATTTCTCACAGATATAACAATCAGCGTGGTTTCCCAGTACTCCTTCTAACGAGATATGCGTATATTCGTGATCACATCCGTATTCGTCTTCATCGTAAAGTTCGTCCAATAGTTCGTCAGTCATTGTCCGTGTTACCGAACCCCAAGACCTCCTGGGCCTTTCCTCTCATCGTTATTATTTCCTAATATGTTTCGTTGTTCATCGAGTATCTTTCCTACCTCATCTACTAGTAAGCCGAAAGATGAAACCCACTTCTCATAGCCGTACTCTGTTTGTATTCCCTTTCGTGGCTGCATGAGCATTGTCTTTTCACTCTCTGTGAAACATTCTGCGAGCCTATTACTTAGTTTTATCTCTATACTTTCTTGCATGTTTTTCAAGGGGACGGACTGCAAAACAAAGAAAAAGATATGAGGTAGATAAACAGCCCGTCAGATATGGATCACCTCCTTCTACTGTTTGTTAGGCAGCATTGCCGGCTTCCTCGAAGTTGATGGTCTCCTGTGTGTCGAACATGTCGAGTTGATCGTTGTCCACGCGCTCGTGAACTTCGTAGCAGTTGACGCACTTCCATCCGACCTCCGTTACGTAGATGACCGTCTCCTGTCCGCAGTGTCTGCACGTCTTCGCATCTTGGCACATAGGCCTCCTCCTGTAGAGGGTTGGTGGGAAAGAACTTATTGAGCTCCTTAGCTCGTGAGGAGGGCTGAACGGGGTAAGAGAAATTCAGCTCCGATCCTCCTCATAAACTAACGAATCTCATTTCCTCAACCCTCAACCTGTGTTAAGGGCAAGATTATGTCGGCACTATGCCGAGAGTTGAAGAAACGAATTCCCTCAGTACTGATGACGAGACTCTCCAGAAGAGGTGGCCAAACCCCCCGCTACTCGCAACGCCCCACCCGCTAGATGTTTAGTATTGGGACGAACCTGCCCTGGGCTCCTATAAGCAGCAGCAGTGCTCTCACTCACGGGAAGTGTATTAGAGCTACATCAGTACTCAAAGAACTACTCTCCGAAAACTTCTCCATCTACAATGAACTTATGATTGAATATACGCGGCACATCGTACGTAAAGTATCCGTTCGGGAAGAAGTAGAAGATGCCAAACGCTTGTTGCCAGTTACTCGGTCTTCCTTTCATGTAAGGCTGTTCGTACTGACATAAACACCCTAATGACTGTCCTACTATGGTTTTATCCTTTCCACGCAACACCTTCGGATAACACATCACATCATGAGTATGTCCGTAGAAGATATTATCTCCAAAGTTCTCTACCATCTTGTTGGCATGATACTTGGTCGTATATTGTCCATGATGGAAGTTCGCCTTACCAAGCTTAAAGATTTCTCCTTTGTGGTAGCATCGTACCCATTTAAATCCACGCTCTTTCAGCTTCAAACCATGTTCTACCTCAACCATTCCTTCGAGTTGTGGATTGGCATCCAAGTAACTTTCTACCCGCACTTCATGATTCCCCTCTAAAAGAACGAATTGTGCATCGGCGTTGTTCTTCCTAACAATCTCTTGATGCCTATCAAGTATCTCGTTACCGACTTCATAGTCCTTAAAGAGCCGCTTCCCTTCGATCTCTCGTAGCTTATTTTTGTTGTGGCTAGAGATACAATCGAAGTCTAGGAAGTCGCCTACTTGGATATAGTAATCCCAATTGCGTGACGCCATGAACTCCTCAACTGCTGCGAGAGTCTTCTTGTCGTGATACGGAACCTGAAGATCCGAAAGAATGATTGCTGATGTCACTCTGTCTTTGTGTAGTTGACCTTTCATTCCTAGAGCCTGGCGATCGTGACTGGGAAAC